GCCTGAAATGATTGAGAAGATGTTTGCTGACCGCAAAATCTATAAGAAGGCTATGTTAGATGCTGAAACAAAATACGAGGTTGAGACTGACCCGCAAAAGAAAGCACAACTCAAAAAAGAGATTGCTAAGTTCAAGAACCTGCAACTCTCTAAAAAAGTTTCGCTCAATTCGCTATACGGTGCGTTGGGGTCTCAATACTTTAGGTTCTTCGATCTACGGAATGCCATCGCCGTCACGACCACTGGTCAGCTTTCGATCCGCTGGATTGAAAACTCAATCAACTCATACCTAAGAAAGGTATTAAAGACAAATGAAGATTTCGTTATTGCAGTCGATACTGACTCCGTGTATCTTAACCTTGCAGAAGTGGTACATAAGACGCTGCCTGGTGATGTTAAAGATCCTGCGAAAGCCATCCATTTCCTGGACAGAGTATGTGAAAGTAAACTGCAACCTGTTATTGATCAGGCTTGCGGAGAACTTGGCGAATACACTAACGTCTTTCAACAAAAGATTGTCATGAAGCGTGAAGTCTTGGCAGACAAAGCAATCTGGACTGCCAAGAAGCGATACATTCTAAACGTCCATAACTCCGAGGGTGTGCAGTATGCCCAGCCAAAGAAGAAGGTTATGGGCCTTGAAATGATCAAGTCATCCACACCTACAGCATGTCGAGAGAAACTAAGGGAATCTATTGATGTTATCTTTGATGCAGATGAAACGGCTATTCAGTCTTTCATTGAAACTTTCCGTGGTGAATTTGAAACTCTGCCTTTGGAAGACATTTCATTTCCTCGTGGTCTTAATGCACTCGTTAAGTGGCATGATAAAAAGAACTTATATGCATCCGGAACTCCTATTCATGTCCGTGGTGCTATCTTATATAATCACCTTCTATCTAAGCATGACATTACTACTAAGTATCCTCTGATTCAGACTGGTGAGAAACTTAAATACATATACCTGAAAGAGCCAAACCATATTCAGTCAAATATCATTAGCTTCCCAGCCAGTGGTTTGCCGGAAGAGTTTGACTTGCACAAGTATATCGATTATAATACACAGTTCGACAAAGCCTTTCTTGAGCCATTGAAGATCATTCTCAATGCTATCGATTGGAAGTCCGAACGTGTAGCAAGCCTAGAGGATTTCTTCTCATGAGTAAACCAATCAATAAGATTGTCATTGTAGGTGGTGGTTCAGCCGGATGGATGACCGCTGCTACTCTTATACAAAGATTGCCAGGAAGAGAAGTGGTTCTAATTGAGGATCCCAACACCCCTACTGTGGGTGTTGGTGAATCCACTTTAGGCTTTATCAATGAGTGGTTGCGTCTGTTGCAGATTAAAGACACAGACTTTATGAAAGCATGTGATGCCACTTATAAGATGTCTATTAGTTTCACTGACTTTTATAAGGTAGGTTCTGGCACCTTCCACTATCCTTTTGGTGGTATTGATGTTACAGGTAACAAGTATGCCAAGAATGATTGGTATCTAAAAAAGTTTCTGTATCCTAATACACCAGTTTCGGACTATGCTGATTGTGTCTATCCAATCATGTCACTGGTTAATGCTAATCGTATTTCTCTAGATGCAAAGATACCTAGTTTTCTATTCCAGAGAGATGTTGCATATCATTTCGATGCGGTCAAGTTTGCTATTTGGTTGCGTGACAAGTATGCCGTGCCTCGTGGTGTGAAACACATTAGAGCATTGGTGAGTGACATACCAACAAATGAAGATGGTATTGAAAAGCTGGTTCTTGATAATGGTGAGGAGATCACCGGCGATCTCTTTATCGACTGCACAGGCTTTCGATCAATCCTTCTAGGTGGTGCATTAAAAGAACCATTCATTTCATATGATGACATTCTACCAAACAACTCGGCATGGGCAGCACAGATTCCATACGATAACAAGAGGGAAGAGATTGTACCATACACCGATTGCTGGGCTCTTGGTAATGGCTGGGTCTGGAATACTCCACTGTGGAGCCGTCTAGGAACTGGCTACGTTTTCTCTGATAAGTATATCTCTAATGAGGATGCTCTAGAGGAGTTTAAAGCCCATCTAAAGCGTAAAGGTAAGCTACATGAAGATCAGAAGTTCCGTCTAATCAAATTCAAGACAGGCATTTCAAACCGTCTATGGGTTAAGAATGTTTGTGCTATTGGTCTATCTGCTGGCTTTATTGAACCACTAGAGAGTAATGGTCTTTATTCTGTTCATATGTTCCTTGTTCGTTTGCTTCGTGCAATCGATAGAGACCAAGAGGCACATATGGTTTCAGAGTTTGACCGTAATAGTTTCAACTGGTCATGCCGTTCAATGTTTGATGGCTTCGCCCAGTTCGTTGCACTACACTATTCACTCTCTTATAGAGACGATACCGAATACTGGCGTGATGTTGGTAGAAGAAGCTATTGCGATGTTGATAAGTCTCTGCATCGTGGTAATTCAAGAGACGACTCATTCATTCAAGCATTTGATGCCAAATACAACGTAACAAGGTTTAACAATGATGGTATGAATGCCGTGGCTACCGGCTTACATTACTATTCTACAGACTTACATTTCATTCATTCAGCTAATGATGCCGAAGTGAACTTAGCAGAGGAGTTTGAAGAAGTAACCAAGAACTTAAACACTAAGAAAGACCTTTGGGACTATCTAGCGTCCAAGTGTCCAACCGTATATGACTTTACCAAAGAAAGGATCTATCATGGCGAAGAATAAGAAAGACGAAAAGTATAAACATTCACCTGCTCGTCTTTATGAGTTTGTGCCAGATGAGAGTATAGATACCAATAACATCATCGAACTTGCTAACGTGGTTCGTGTAGGTGTGGGTGGTGACCTGTTAAAGAAACTATCACCCGAATTACAAAAACACTTTAAGGAAGTTGCGTAACGAGATTGTTATAGCGACCGACTGACAACAAGGAGAAACTTATGTCAGATATTTTCAACCAGCTAATTTCAGAGATTGATAACGAGTATGCAGGCATTGTCGATGACGGTGTTGCTGCTGGTGACGTTTCAGGTTTCATTGGCACTGGCTCATATGCCATGAATGCCTTGCTATCTGGTTCAATCTATGGTGGACTACCACAGAACAAGGTTACAGCATTTGCCGGTGAGCCTTCTGTTGGTAAGACATTCTATGCTCTCAATGTGGCAAAGCAGTTCTTGGAAGATAATCCAAACGGCTTTGTTTTCTACTTTGAGTCCGAGTCTGCCATTTCTAAACAGTTTATTACTGACCGTGGTATTGATGCCAAGCGTGTGGCTATTGTTCCTGTTGCTACTGTTCAGGAGTTCCGCACACAGGCAGTCAAGATCCTGGACAAGTATATTGAAGGCAAAGAAAAGCCACCAATGATCTTTGTTCTCGATTCACTCGGCAATCTATCAACTGATAAAGAGATGCAGGACATTGCCGACGGTAAAGATACTCGTGATATGACCAGAGCCCAGTTGGTTCGTGGTGCTTTCCGTGTTCTTACACTGAAACTTGGTAAGGCACGAGTTCCACTAATCGTCACCAATCATGTCTATGATGTAGTTGGTTCATATGTTCCAATGAAGAAGATGGGCGGTGGTTCAGGTCTTGAATACGCCGCTTCAACCATTGTCTTTCTATCAAAGAAGAAGGACAAGACACTGGACGACGAGGACGGTCGCACCGGTGCGGTCATTACTGCACACCTCAAGAAGTCTCGCATGACCATTGAGGATCGCAAGGTAGAGACTTGGCTAAACTATCAGGAAGGTCTGGACAAGTATTATGGTCTATTGACACTTGCTGAAAAGTATGGTATTGTAAAGAAAGTATCAAACAAGTATGAGTTCCCAGATGGTCGTAAAGAGTTTGAAAAGGCCATCAAAAAGAACCCTGAAAAGTTCTTTACACAGGATGTTCTTGACTTGATTGAAGAAGGTTGTCAGGCTGACTTCCTTTATGGTAAATATAATGCGGAGGTAGAAGAAGATGGAACTGGGAACTGATTACAAGTTTCGTGATGATATGTTTGATGCGAAGAAGGAAGGTTCTACCTGTCCTATCGAATTAATGCTTGACCCTTTCGCAGGAGTGGTGTATCATTACACCACTGTCGCATTTAAGTTAGGTGAGGATGACATTCCTCGCATATCTTTTGAGTATGAGATTGATAAGACAAACGATCTATCTATGGTAACATTGAGGAAGAATGAAAAGTTCAATGCTACATTGGGCTTGATTTTAAATACTCTATTGTTAGATGCATCGGAAGCGGAGGGTATGAGTGAGACTGGAACAAACGATACTAAAGAACCTGATCAAGAACGAGGATTACACGAGGAAGGTTCTACCGTTTCTTAAAGAGGAATACTTTTCCAGTATGGAAGACCGGCTACTTTTCAACGAAGTAGCCGGCTTCGTCCTTAAATATAATCAACAACCAACATTTGATGCCCTTGACATTGAGATTAGTAACATTCGTGGAACGACGGATGATACTGTCAAGAACCTGCGTGAAACATTAAAAGAACTTAATGATGACACAGAAAAGACTAACACGGATTGGCTTTTAGACAATACTGAAAAGTTTTGTCAGGAGAAGGCCATCTATAATGCCATCACTACATCATTGGAGATTATGAATGGGCGAGGGAAACAGACTAAGGGCGCTATACCTTCTTTATTGTCTGATGCTTTGGGTATATCTTTTGATCCGAATGTTGGTCACGATTATATAGAGCAAGCGAATGATCGATTTGAATACTACCACCGTGTAGAAGAAAGACTGCCATTTGACTTGGATTACTTTAACAAGATTACCAAGAATGGCATTCCTCGAAAAACTCTCAACATCGTTATGGCCGGCGTCGGTGTCGGTAAGTCACTTACTCTTTGTCACTTTGCTTCTGGTTACATAAACCAGGGTAAGAATGTCCTGTATATCTCAATGGAACTTG